ACTCTTGACATTATCAGGTATAATAGCTGAGATTTGAAATTTAAAATTAGTATTAGTTTTTCCTGATATAGTTTTTTCTATTATTAAATCATCCCCGTTTTCGTCTTTAAGTATATTAGCTCCTGTATAGTCATAAATAGTTATTTTAACACCTACAGAGTAACCACTGACATTACCGTTGTTATCCATACTTTGTAGCCCAGAGATTAAGAAATTAAATTCTAAGCTATCCCATGCACTTTGACTTGTGTTTTGTGTAACAACTACTTTAGGTATACTCTCTAAATTACCCTTTTTAAGACTTACTGGAGAGTTTAGTCCTTGAGGCGTTACAGTTTTACCAGCAAATCTACCTAAACTAGCTGGCAATCCTTTACCTGTAACTGTCCCTGTTGACTGTGCCGTATAGAATAGTTCAGTATTTACAGTTCCATCACCATCTATTTTTATTAAGTCGTCTATAGTAGATTCGTTAAATTCTATATCTTGAGGTCCATTAGGATTAATACGATATACTGGTCCCTCTCCTAAAGCTAAAGTGCCAAAGAAAATATCAGTAGAAAATAGAGAATTAGGCGCCTCCACAGCAGGAGCTGGAGAAGCTCCCTTTCCTCCACCCTTATTATGCACGCGAATGCCGTTGGCTATATAGGTATGATCATTTTCTACAGTAAAATTATATACTTTACTTTTACCTATATTTTTAATTTCTAAGATAGGTCTATAATATCCTAATCTATCAACTAAGACATCATCTATTTGTAAATTACCTATAGCTGTAAAAGCCATATTCTCATTTAAAACCCAGTGATTAGGTGTTATTTTAAAACTACCATTCCAAAAAGAAATATCTACTAGCTCATCTTCGTCGTGCTCGAATACTTGAATGACTTTATTCTTTGATAGTTTACCATAATGATCAAAGCTAATTACTATATCATCTACTCGTATTTCTTCAATAGGTTTATTACCGCCAGGAATATCTATAAGGGTTCCTGCCGCGAAGCATCCTCCTTTACCTCCAGAGATAAAGGGCACATATCTACCGTTTATAATATAGTAAGATTTATACATAGCTTGATACATTAATTACATCACCTTTTTCGTGATTAATAGTATTTACATCCGCACTAATAATCTGGCCGCCAACTCTCAACATACCATAGTTTAAAGGTATAGAATTACTGCTGTCAACTGTATTTATTATACCATCGAAAGCATCATTATTTCTTCTATCCTGATCTGTTATACCTGTATCAGATCTTTTTGGCTTAGGCATAATAGCTTGTATAACTGCGCCTAGAGCAAAGCTAATAACTGTTCCTACTACTGCTCTTACGACAGCCTGTCCTACTACAGAAGCTGTTATTGTCTCTAAGTTTCCACATATTAAAGGAACTATATAACACCCCGTTTGATCATCTGGTATCTCGTCTCTAGTTAACCAGGCATCTGGAAATGGTTTAAATTCCGTAGTTAATAATAATATTCTAGATTTGTCCAGACTTGGATAAAGATTCTTAATATAAGACAAAAGATCCGATACTTTATGAATATCAGCTGATATTTGGGTTTGTGAATTGGATGGTAATAATATTTTATGAAAGCGTATATTATACATAGCTTGCCACCGATATTATAGCACCTTTATCGTGAGATATAGTATCTACATCTGCACTAATAATTTGCCCTGCTACTCTTAACATACCATAATTAAGTGGTATAGATTGATTTGGGTGCACAGTATTTATTTGGCTATCAAAAGCATCATTATTACGCCTATCTCCAGAATCAGCAGAATCCATACTTTTAATTTTAGGTTTAATAGGAACTAATACATTTTGAGCTATACTACCCACTGCGCTTGCAAGTCCTGCGGCTAGATAAGATCCTACTGTTGGGGCTGTTATACCTGAGGCAGCAAATCCACCGGTAGCTAAAGATGCTCCCTCTAAAGCAACCGTCCCAAAAGATTGAAAGGCTCCAGCCCCTAAGGCGCCTGCAGCTCCGCCTATTAAACCTCTTAGTAAAGCTTGACCGAAACTTGCTCCCTGCACTAAAGATATAGTAAAGCTAGTGGCAAAACCTATGGCAAAACCTATAGCCATAGCTTCAAGTCCACTACCACGAAAAATAGGAACTATATGATAAGTCTCTCCATCTTTAGCTAAGAATAAAAACTCTTCGGGAGATAGACACTTACCTTTATGGATTATAGCTATCTCTTCAAGCTTACTAAATCGTGCATGTCTTACAAGACGTTCTAACTCGGGAAATAGATTCAGAGAGTTTAAAAACAAGAAATAGATGACATCTGTCGTCATTTCTAATTGTTTGATACCATTAGTGTAAGGTAAAAGACTTTTATGAAATGATACGGTTACATTAGACAAGATGTCGCTCTTCTAACTCTTCATACATAAGAGATTTTAGTTTTTTATCATACCAATAAATATAGAAACGGTTATTGAACCCTACTATAAACTTGTAGCAGTCGAAAACTGTGCTGGCCATATCTTCTTCGCTAGGTATAGGATTATCACTTCCTGGATGAGAATGAACTATGCCCCACGTAGTATCTTCATATTGTAATAAACTAACAGGATCTAAGATAAAATTAGTTTTTGGAGATCCGCTGATATTTTTACAAGGCACATACTCCCAGTCAGTAGTTATTATACCGCATGCCTCCCTAGGATACTCATTAATAAAATGAGTAGTCATTTGATCTTTTAATTTTTCTAAAACTGATGCCATCTATAAATATCCACCGTATATTGTTTATAATATCTACCGTAAGGAGCTATCCAACTGTTATTACCTATCATAGTCTGTAGAATTTTATCTTTACCAAGATAGAGAGCGCAGTGATTAGCAATATTGGTAGTTCCAATAGACATAATAATCATATCGTATTCTTTCGGAGTTTTAACAGACCTAAACCCAGCTCTCTCAGCACTAGGCTTACCAAACAAATGGTTATTAGTTTCTATATACCATTTTTCTTCTGGATTACTACAAAAATCTGCAGTAGATAGAGGTATCTCTATACCTAATTCGTGTTTATATACCCATCGAACGAGATTAAAACAATCTATACCTATATCTGGATTATCTCCTAAATGTTTATAGGGAAATCCTTCGTATTTTAAATATCTTTCCATCTAATTATATACTTTATCTTATCTCTATATTCTTGATTAAGTTCATCAATTTTTATGTATTTTCTATGATGAATAAATCTATTTAATCCAATATAAACACCGAAATGTTGTGGTCTAATATCTCGCAATTTAAAAAGAATAATATCAAATTCTTGTATGTCTGAAAGATTTACTAATTTTGCTTGATTAAGTGTAATAAATCTATCTATATCTTCGTAAGATACTGAAGAGCCCCAGTTATGTTTGAAATGATACTGACTCATTTCTTCGATACCCTGAATACGATATCCTTGATCTTCACATATCTTCTCTATAAGAGTCAAACAGTTATAACTTTCATAGGGCAGGTATAAGTATGTAGTCCAATCCATTATCTTGGTAAAGTCCCTCCTGTGCCAGGAAATCCTCCAAAATGAAATTGATTACCTCGTAACTCACAAGCCTGTAAGTTTTTAGCACATACGTCTTCTGATAAAGTGTATACAGTTTCATTACGAATATTAAAAAATCCATTAGCAGTAGCTCCGTCTGCTAATAAGGTTCCATTAGATACAATTAAAGTGTTAGATCCAGGTATGAGACCTGTTCCGCCAGTAGGATACTGACACTCACTTCCTTTATACACCCAAGGGCAGACATTCTTATAGAATTTACGTCTAGGTAATTGTAATTTAAAATACTGTAACCAACTGGTTAATGAAAATGTTGCAGTTTGCTCATTTAATTCACTAAGACTATCAATTTTAAAAGTATCTAGCACATAGTTTTCAGAATCACGTTCTTGATTTACTATAAATACGTTAGATCCTGGTATAAAATTAGCGCCTACATCTGTATTACATACTAGATATGGGTGATTAATTGCTACTATTTCAAATTTATTAGAACCTGTCACACTATTGGTAACAATATCTCCTACTCTATAAGGTAAAGTAGTTACCATATTAATTAAATTACTTGAAGATCCATTATAAGATTCAGTTGATACGGTGCTGTATTCAGGCCACACATCGAGAAAATTGGCAAAAGTAGTTTTTATCTCTACAACAGCACCAAGGAGATCTCTAGAATCTAATTTTAGTTTAGTCCAAGTTCCGCCAGTAGATAAAGTGGAATCATAATCAAATGCTGCATTAAGTCCTCTGGCTTCCCTTACGCTAGCATCGTAACTACCATGTGAAGGAACTGTTCTAGGATCTATGCCGTTTACTAATTCTCCGTTAACATAAGCAGTGGTAGATCCTGTACTATTATTACCTACAAGAAATGGGTTTTCTACAAGAGATCCTATAAGATTATCAAAGTTAGATACTGTAATAGATAGGTCATTTATTTTACCAGACGAATCTGTGCTTAAGACACCGCTGTTAATAGGATATGGTATAAACTCCTGACCACCCATATGAACTCTATAGTTTATGTCTGAGATATAATCTCCGCGAATTTCAGCGAATTTAAATGGAAAACTATAAGGCCAGACAAGTCCTGCTCCGTCTCCACTTGGATTACCATATTCATTAGTAGGATACCACTCTCCAGGATAATATATAGTATATAGTCTAACCAGCGGCTTTTGCTCAAAACTATTCTTCTCTTTAATAAACTTGCTTACGTTAATAGCACTAACCGTAGCAGTTCCTGTAGTTTGTTGAGTGTAAGTAGAAGTAGTGTTGCCTATGTCATGAGTATTAGAACTAGTAGTCTTAACTATGTAGTTACTGAATATCTGTTCACCAACGTGAAATTCAGCAATCGTATTAGATAGTTTTACCTTAATATTACTAGTAGCTACATCTACATTGGCTATGATTGCCTCTGTTAGAGAAGTAACGCCTATAATAGTATTACCGGCCTTAAACCCTGTAGTTGTATTTACTTTTAATATGTAGTCGTAGTTTCTAGAAGTCATTAACTAAATACCTCTTTTAGCTTCATGCTAACAGTATAGAAATTTTGAGAAGGTTGTGATCCAGAACTAGCCACATGAGTAGTCTGAACAGGACCGTCAAAACGAACAGTTACAGAGCCGCTATCATTAATATGGCTAAGATCGAATACAAAAGATTCATAATCACCACTTCTAGCATTATAGAAATTATCTATAGCTATTTTATGAACTCCAGATATGTTTGTATAGGTAAGATTATAATTACGACGAGGACGACGACTGCGCAGACGTCTAGTCTCATATCCTGCCTGACTCTCGAAAGTTAAAGTATCAAATTGTTTATCAGTAGAGAAGCCACGATCTGGTTTTCTATCAGACATAGTAGTAAATCTTTCTACTTGCGTAGAGGTGCCGGAAAAAACTCGGATATCTAAATTAGCAACATTTGAAGCTAGTGCCGGAGATATATCTATACCATAACTACCTAAGGTAGAACTTGGAAAAGTATATGCTGATGGATTTTGAACGACACCGTCTACAGATACCATCATCTGATTTGCCTCAGCAGGAGTTCCTGTGATAGCCCATGCAGTTCTAGACCCATTTATCTGATAATTATTTCCATTATAACTAAGAACTGAGCTATTACTATAAAATATAGGAGAGATCTGAAGACTATCTTTAGTTATTTTCAGAAAATCTGGCACTGCTAAAGTTTTTATCTCTAGACTCGTAGCACCTGGAGCTACTATAAAATTAACCGTTCCTTTATTATTAGATAGAGTATAGCTATTATAGGCCTGTACTATTCCGTCAACTACTATAGCGACTTCGGCCGGAGTGCCGACATAGCGGCCTATATTAAAACTAGTAGTCAAACCTGTAGAAGTATAGGTAACACTACTTACTATGGAATAGTTATCTGGGGATACATTTGCTCCACTAGGATAATAGGATACCATTACATACCTCTCAAGGTCTTACGAATTGGACCGTTATTCTGAATATCTCTTACTACTATATCTACTATCATATCTCTTCCGTTTACAGATACCTTCGGAGTTCCCACTACTTCTTGTGAGGTTCCTTGATTATTTACATTTACCATAACATTTCCTGGAGCAGTTTGTCCAGTTGCATTCATCTGATTAAGGGTTTGTCCTCCTATGGCCATAGCGGCTGGACGACGAATGACAAACTCACCAGGTTCCAATAGTGCGGGAACTCGGTCTCTTAGACCCGCATATCCGCCAGCGGCCATGTGTTTTACAGGTCCTCCGACCGAACTATATAAAGGTCCAGAGAGGCTAGGCATAACACCTGCAGGAGTAGGCCCACTAAATAATCCGCTAAACCAGCTGCCTATTCCACTAAATAAACCAGCTCCTCCAGCTCCTGCTGCGCCACTAAATAATTGTTTAGTAGCTATTTGAGTTAAAGCAGTTCCTAGAGCACTTACTACAGTATAGATAAATGCTTTTTTCCAATCACGAGTAGCTGCTAAAGTAGCCGCAAAAGTAGTAGCAGCTACAGTTCCTACTGTCTGAAAGTTAACCCCTAGCTCTTTTAGCTTATCACCGAATCCTTGTGATGCCTGCGCTGCTTCGTTAGTAGCTGCAGGCATACCTCCTACTGTTTGTGGGCCGTTCGTAGAAGTAACTCCCGCTGCTCCAGTTTGTCCAGGAGCAGGACCACCTGCTCCGACCCTTGTAACTCTAAGGGCATTACCTGTAAATACACTCTGCAATATTTGATCACCTGTTTTGGCTAGCTGGTCTCCTGTTATAGCAGTATATAGAGAACCAATAGCGCCTCCAACCAAATTCTGTAAAGGCTCAATTAAGAATTTCTTTAAAATAGCTGTTTGGATAGTTTCTGCAACACTAATAGCTAACTTCTGCATACCTTCTCTAAAAGCTTGAATAGTAGGAATACCTTGGTTGATAGCTTTAAAGAAATCTAATACTGCTGTAGATAGGTTTTCTTTAATACCTCTACTAATATCTTCAAAAAGTTGTTTAACTTTATTTCTTTGGTCTGCTATTTCTTGAAGTTTAGAAGCGTATGCTTGAGCAGCTATTACTTCATCTTTAGCAGCCTGAGCTATAGTGGTATCATATCTAATAGAAGCTAAGTTAGCTTCAGTTTTTAGTCCAGCTATCTTATCTTTTAATAATTTTGCATCTGCTTCTCTACCTTGATCTTCAGCTACTCTAGCTAAGGCTGTTGTTTCTTCAGTTTGTTTTTGAATTTCTGCTAGTCTTGCTAGTTCTGCACTAGCTCCGCCAGCCCTTGCCTTATTTACGTCTAGTTCGCCTTTTGTTCTTTCAAGTATATTTCTACTTTCTTGGTTATATATTTGATTAGATAATTCTATATTCTTAATTAGTCTATTTTGAGCCTTAGCTAAGTCTTGTTCAAAATTTTCAAATATATTAGTAGCTGAAATACTTCCCTGACCTAGTTGTCTATTTATTAATTCTTCATATCTTGATAAAAATATCTTGAATACTTCTTTTTGCTGTTGTAATAAATCTAGTTGCTTAGCTACTAGATCTAATTCAAAATCTCGCTGTAGTTTATTATCAAGAGCTATATCAAGATCGGCTATAGCTTTAACTCGCGCTAAATCATCTTGTAACTTAAGAACAGCTAATTCATTTTGAATTTTTAATTTATCTAAAGCATCTCTTTTCTTTATAGCTTCATCTTCGAAACGTCTTTGATTATCTATTAATACTTTTCTACCTTCTAAAGCAGCTAACTGTGCTTGTAAATCTTCTTCTTGTAATTTTAATTTATTCTCTGAAGCTATAAATTCTTTTTCTGCTGCCGCTTTTCGTTCTTGGATTAAGGACAGTTCTCTAGCATAATTTACATTAGCTATATCCTGTTCTAATTTAAGTAGAGTTTCCTGAGCTACTAGATTTGGAGTTCTAGATAGTGTTTCTTGCTGTAATTGCAGGGGGGCTAATGTTTTAGTAGTAGTTAATTCAAATCTAGCCTTATTTAATTCGCTTCTGGCATCTGCAAGTTGAAGAGTTCTATCTATTTGATTTTTTTGGACTTCTAACTCTGCTTGTTGTAATTTTAACGTAGCATCTACTGCTTTTTCTAATTCTTTTTGATAATTAATTCTAGATTCTAATAGGCGTACTTGAGCTTGGCCTGCTCTCTGAGTAGCTTCACCTTGAGCTTGTGTAAGGTTTATTTTATTTTGAATTAATAATTGCTCATATTGTTTTTCTAAAACGTCTAGTTGTTTTTGGTATTGTAAAGTTCTTTTTTCTTCTTGAATAGACAGTTGAAATGTTTGTTTACCGGCCTCAGTCATAAAGCCAACCTGAGCAGAAAGATATTTATTCAACTCTACTTGTCTAGTATTAATTATATTACTAGAATTGCTTATTTCTTTTTCTAACTTTTCTATATCTGCTAAAACTATGGCTCTAGCTTCTGTAGTATC